AACCGTCCAGGGCAACGCTGGCGGCTTCACCAAATCCTTCACTGAACACAACGTCATCATCGGCCTCTGCAACGTCAGGGCTGACCTTAACTACCAGCAGGGACTCAATCGCATGTGGTCCCGCCAAACACGCTGGGACTTCTACTGGCCAGCTCTAGCCCACATTGGCGAGCAGGCCGTCCTCAATAAAGAGCTCTATGCTCAGGGCACCGCTGATGACGAACTTACCTTCGGATTCCAAGAACGCTTCGCGGAATACCGCTACAAACCCTCGATGATTACAGGCGATATGCGCTCCGCTTCGCCAACCTCCCTCGACGCCTGGCATCTTGCCCAGGACTTCGGGGCTCTACCCGTACTCAACGCCTCCTTCATCGAGGACAATCCACCCTTCGATCGCGTAATCGCGACACCCGACGAACCCGACTTCCTCCTGGACGTCTACTACAAATACAAATGCGCCAGGCCTATGCCTACTTATTCCGTCCCCGGCCTGATTGACCATTTCTAATGGACCCAATCGTCGCAGCATCGCTAATCTCCGGGGGGAGCAATCTCCTCGGAGGCCTCACATCGGCATTCGGCGCTAAAAACCAAATGTCCCAAAAATCTGCTATGCGAATGCAGCAGAACATCAACCAGGAGCAAATGAAATTCGGCCTCGTCGAAGGCCCTGCATGGGAAATGGCCGGTCTCAAAAAGGCCGGCATCAACCCGTTACTTCGCTACGGACAATCCGGGTCGCCCACTGGCGTCTCCGCCCAGGGCGTGTCCCAGGGCACGCCCATAAATAAACTCTCTGGCCTCGCAGAGGGCATATCCAACGTCGGTAGCTCCGCTGCCGACGTCTACTCAAAGCTCACTTCTGCCAGAAAGACAGAACAAGAAATCGAAAACCTCAGTCAAGAATACAAAAGCATCATTACGAACCGTGAACTAACGGAAGCCCAAATCAAGACTGAGACCCAACGTATGTTCAACACGTTTACAGACACACTCCTAAAGGCGGCTCAGACCAACCTATCCGAGCAAGACTTTCTCAAAGTCGAGGCGAGTATTAAGAATATCAATGTCGACACCGCCAACAAGGAACTTATCGGCATCATGCTCCAAAACGGTTCAGACCTGTCTACCATCGCCAAATCCTTCCTCGTTGAAGGCGGAACCGCCGCCTACAATCTCATGGAATGGATAACGCAAACCAATCTGAAACTTAGAGCAGCCACAATTGACGCGCCTGGCGCGGCAAGAGACTTCAACAACTACATCGGCGCCGGGCTCCGCGAATGGCTCGGCCTCCCTGCCTACAACCCTTAGGAACCTTCACTATGGAAACACGCAAATTCGGTCCCCGCGGCCGCTCCCAATACTTCTGCACTGGTCCTTCCATGACTAAGCAGTCCCATACCGATGAGTGCAACATTAACCTCATTATGAAACGCTTCGAACGCACAGGCGTCCTCGAGCACGTCACTACTTACGCCCCACAATGGGGTGACTTCTCTGACACCCCATCCTCCTACATCGATTTCGTACAAAATCCAGCCAATGCCGAGGAGCTAACAGAACTCGGTCTCACAAAATTGGCTCCAAAGGGTTCTCCACGGCCCGAAGCCCCCAAAGCGAAGGGCGGTGGAAAACCCGCAGAATCCGATTCGGATTCTTCACCTCAGGCCAGTTAATTCCTTGTCATCAACTGGCCCCAGTGACACCATGTCACTCAACAACGGAGATTCAGAATGAAACGACGTAACCTCACCAGAAAATCTTCCCGCAAAAACTTTAGCAAGGGCAACCGCGTTAAAGCCAAAAATATGCGGGACATGCCTATGCGTGGTGGAATCAGAATGTAATGGCTTGCTTCCACCCAATCATAGGCTACCGGACACCGTCCGGAACACTCACGCAGTCACGGTCATCGGGCTATTCAGACCGCCCCATGACTGTGGCCTGCGGTCAATGCATCGGCTGCCGCCTCTCACGCTCCCATGCCTGGGCAATCCGATGCGTACACGAGGCCTCCCAACGGCCCGCAAATCACTTCATCACCCTCACCTACGATGAAGAAAACGTTCCACCCGGTGGAACCCTCTACCACCCCCACTATCAAAAATTCATCAAACGTCTCCGCAAACAACTCGAACCCAACCGCATCTCCTTCTTTATGTGCGGTGAATACGGAGACGACTTAGCCCGACCCCACTATCACGCAATCATCTTCGGCTACGCCTTTCGGGAACTGAAACTATGGAAGAACAACTCCCAAGGAGATCCCATTTTCACCTCTCCGGAATTGACCCGCCTCTGGGGTCATGGCATCGCTACAGCACAGGACGTGAACTTCAAAACGGCTGCCTACTGCGCCCGCTACATCACAAAAAAAATCACAGGCAACAACGCAGAATCTCACTACACACGGACAAACCCTGACACTCTCGAAACAATACAGATTCAACCCGAATACGCCTCTATGTCTAAAAAACCCGCAATCGGCGCAACCTGGCAGGAAAAATATGACTCGGACCTCTATCCGTCGGATTTCATCGTTATTGAAGGCCGTAAATGCCCAATCCCCTCTTACTACGACCGCCTCAAAGAGCGAGTCTCCCCAGAAGCCCTCGAAAAAATCAAACTCCAAAGAATCCGGAGCTCAATTAAGCATAAAGCTAACAACACCCCCGAACGCCTAGCCGTACGTAAAACCGTGCTTAAGGCTAAGCTAACTAAACTCTCCCGCCCGCTAGAAGCTTCCCCGGCGGGAGGGGTGGGGTGAGTCGCGTATAGCCCGCAGGGCATGCGCGCTCACCCCTATCGACCCCCCCCCACAAAGGAAAAATTTATGATCACTCCTATCATCTCTATCTACGATCGCGCCGTCCTCTCATACATGCCTATCGAATCTTTCAAACAGCCCGTTCTCCTCATGAAAGTATCTGAAGCCACCCAAACCACAGGAACTGACAATGTCTAAAACCAGTCTCCCGACAGTCATGTCGCACGCGTTCTCGCGCGTCCCAAAGGCCGAAATTCAACGATCGAGCTTCGACCGATCTCACGGCCTCAAAACAACTTTCAACTCGGGCTACCTCGTACCTATCTTCGTCGATGAAGCGCTTCCAGGCGACACGATGTCGCTCAACACGTCAGTGTTCGCCAGGCTGGCGACACCCATCTTTCCATTCATGGATAACGCCTTCTTCGACACCTTCTTCTTCGCCGTCCCCATGCGCCTCCTATGGGAAAATTGGGAACGCTTTAACGGTTCCCAGGACAATCCCGGCGACACCACCGACTATCTCATTCCAACCATGGAAACCCCCGCTGTAACCGGCGCGACCATCGGCACTCTTTCCGATTACTTCGGCATCCCCACAGCCGTGCCTGGTCTAACCCATTCCGCTATATGGCACCGCGCTTACAACCTGATCTACAACGACTGGTTCCGCGACGAAAACCTTCAGGACTCGCTCACCGTCAACATCGATGACGGCCCAGACCCTTACAGCGATTACAGCCTCGTACGACGTGGCAAACGCCACGACTACTTCACATCCGCCCTACCCTGGCCCCAGAAAGGGCCAGCAGTGCCACTCCCTCTCGGCACAACCGCGCCCGTCCAGGGCATCGGCAACATGACCCAGTCCTATCCACTTGCCGGTAGAACCGTCTACGAATCCGGCAATACTGTTGCCACTACGTTCGCGCAGTCCCAGGTAACTGGGTCCGCGTCACCCACTATCATCCGAGAGGACCCCGACAATGCCGGTTTCCCTGGCATCTTCGCTGACCTATCTGAAGCTACAGCTGCAACAATCAATCAGCTACGTTCCGCTTTCCAAATCCAGCGCCTGTACGAACGAGACGCCCGCGGCGGCTCCCGGTACACAGAAATCCTACGCGCCCATTTCGGCGTCACATCGCCCGACTCACGTCTCCAACGCCCCGAATACCTCGGCGGCGGTAACATCCCCATCAACCTCAACCCTGTCGCTCAGACTGAAAGTTCTGACGCAGCAACTCCGCAGGGCAACCTTGCAGCTATCGGAACCGTCCAGGGCAACGCTGGCGGCTTCACCAAATCCTTCACTGAACACAACGTCATCATCGG